CCACCGCACAGTGTCCACGCTGTTTCCAGTGACGCGCCGCACAATAGATTTGTCGGCGTTAGCGGCCTCGTTAAGAGTGGTGTCGGGGCTAATAGCTTCAAAGTTATCGAAGCTGTTGGACACCGAACCCGTGATAACATCCGGAGCCGAAGTAAACCCGCCGTACCACAGCCGGCCCTCATGGAAAGTCACGCTTGTGCAACCCCGGGTTGCAGAAAACAGACCAATAGCCCACTCACTACTTACGGCCGGGTTAGCGTTGCCAATCCGGAACGTGCCGGTAGCGGTGGCGACAGTCGGCGAAGAGACCGCCGTGATGGTCATGTAGTAGGCCCGCTTGTTCGTTGTGTCCCGGACAAAGAACACCCGGCCCACGTCTGCCGCAATGAACAGCGCGGATGACATGGTGATTGTAAGGTTGGGCCACGTCCCAGTGACAGTAGCCGTATGGTCGGCCTTAAAGTTTAGGGGGCCTAGCGGCGCTCGGCCGTCCAAAAAGGCTACCGGCGCGCAAGTGAAGGACGACGGCCCGGTCCGGGTGATCTTGTGGGGCGGATAGTCCGGGTGAACCACGTAAAGCACGTCTGCATCCTGCGCAAACGCAAGACCCGACAAATCCGCCGTTGTCCAAGGAGTTACGATTTCAACCGGCGTGCCGCCACCAATAAGTCCGGTCTGAGTCCAAAAACGAGCGTACTGGTTGCCAAGCTCAACCACAATCGAAACGTCCGCCGTCGGCACAAACGGCACCAAGCGGACGTTGCCGGTGGTTTTTGTCATCCCGAGATACCGCGTCGGCGGCCGACGGATTAGCGCGCCCTCCGGGGTGACGATGAAGTTCTCAACTTTCTGGAGCGCCCGGTAATACTGGTCGAGATCGGTCCGGCCCAAAAGAAGGGGGGACCACTCACCAGAAGACCACCCATTCCTGACCGTAAAAGCTCGGGGCATAGGAGTTACTCCATAGCCCGGGACGGCAAGCTACCGTCTCCCGGTGTAAGGCATTGGAGCAGTCAGCAGCCGGCCTACCATCTCCTGGCGGCCGGGCATAACCGCAATCTCCGCCGGCTGCTCGATAGCGGCAGCCCGGCGGGCTACCAAGATAGCCTTCTCCGCTTCTCGTGAAAAGTACTCGCCCAAGCTTGCATCCGCGCCCAGGCCGAGCGCCAGATCGTGGGCCAACTTGTATGCGATCGCGTCCACAAACAACGGGTCCCACCGCGTGGCATTCGTCTCATCACGGATGTACATGACATACATCTTGTCAACGTCGGCCAAAAGCTCATTGTTCTCAATCCGGTAGGTTTCCGGAGCATCAGTCAGCGTCTCACGGGAACCCTGGGAGTCCGGATTGGCCGCCACAAGCGCAAGAAAGTCGGCCGGCAAAATCATACGGTACTTCCACCCGAAGGCCGGGGCCGGCGGGCTCGGGCTCAACACAACCCGGGTAAACGCAAACTGCCACCGGTATCGCTTCAAGAGCGCCCGGCGCTGAACCGGATAGGACGTGTTAAGGATGGTGGCCGCGATGTTGTCCTGCCCAGGAGACAGGAGCAGCCCCTTCTCTCGCGCCCTAATGAGGGCAAGGTTGAACACCTCGATGAGAGAAGGGGCCGTCACTGTCGCAGGCTCAGGTTACGTACTGGATCACGCCGCGGATGCGACCAGTCGTCACAGGAGAGGTGACGGCCTGCACCTCGACGTACACCAGTTCGTACCCCTCGACGCCATCCCGGGACTTGCCCACGTAATCCAAGCCACGGGCGATACGGTCAATCACCCACTGACCCGCAGAAGCAAGGTTGAAGGCGTTCGCACCGGCAAACACGTTGTCAGTCGTCTCAACCCTGATCTTGCCGTTGGTAGCCGAGGCCCCGAAGACGTTTGTCACTTCGAACACCCCGCCCACCACACGAGCCCCCTTCGGGAGCCGGCAGAGAAAAAGCCGGTCACCAACGGCAATGTTAGCGCCCGGCTGAATATCGAACGTGACCGCCTGGACGTGACCCTGCTGGAGCGTCCTGTTCGGGAGAGCGGGCGGTGTCGCCCGCTGCCCCGTCAGTACTGTCGAGAAGAAGTCAGGCATTGCTACACCCTCCTATCAGGTGATCTTCTTGGCGTGAATGCGGACCACCCGCACGTCCTCAACGCGGCTGGCACCCCACGCGCCCATGACATACGCCTGCCATGGCCGCGTGCGAAGGTCCGGCCGCGGGTCGATGAACGTCCTAGGCTCCTGCGCCACACCAAACTCCAGGGCGTCGTTGCGATACATGAACACCCGGTTGGCCGCCGCACCGCCGTCATACGAGGCATCCGTGATATCCGGGATGAGCTCGGTAATGAAGAACCGAAGCCCCATGAACGTCCCGTCCGTGAACCCGGCGTTCTCGATCGCCCGAAGCGAGTTGTAGTCCGCGTTCGTAAGCTTGTCGTCCTCCAGCAGCGAACGCCATGCGTTAGCGTTCATCGCGACGTTGACCGGCGCGCCGGGCAGATCGATCGCATAGGAGGCGAGCAGCTTCTCCTTGGCCGCCAGCAGCGCCCGGAAACCCAGGGGAATCGGGTTGCCGCCGGTGTTAAGGGAGAACACGCGCTGGGCGTTCGGGAAGGTCGCCGTGGTCTCGGCGTTCTTGCCCTCCTGCACCGGGCCGTCGAGCGCCTGGATAATGGTGCGGTCGATCGCCCGACCAATGGTAGCCGCAAGACGCTGAGTGTACGGCGACTCGAAGCTGACGAGGTTCTTCACCTTGTCGAAGCTGTCGAGCAGCACGTTCGAGTCGTAACCACGGATGAAGCCCCAGCGCCGGGTGTGCTCGATCTCGTTGCGCGGCATCGGCGCAAAGCGATCGGTGATCTCCTGGTAGTCCACACCGGCCAGCCGCTCCATGGTCCAGGCCTCGCCAGTCACCGGCTTGGAGACGATGCTGGAGCGCAGCCTAGACCCGCGCTGCTCCGCCAGCATGTGCACCATCGTGCCAAACTGGCGGACAAAACTCCTTTCAATAGTGTCGCTCACGTGTTTTCCTCCTCTGGCATGAGCGTGTTAGTCCCGGGGTCCACCACGCCCTACCATCTGCGAGGGTGTCGGAGCCTGCGGGTCACTGAGCCCGAGCCGATCTCCGGCCACGCGAGGTCTGGGCAATCCATTTATATCGCGGGTCGTTTCAAGAAATCAACTAGCCCGCTGCCGAATCTCCAGGGCCTCACGGCTCAACCGCTCAGCCTCAGCCCGGTCGCCACGCGTCCACGCCTGGAGAGCCTTATGCGTAAGCTCAACAGCCCGCCCTTCCGCCTGGGCCGGAGACAGCGGCCCAGACGACGGAAGCGTCCCTGCCGGGCTCGTCCCCTCTCTGAACAGGGCGGCCACCTTCGCCAGTGACTCGATAACCACCGGGTGCGACCCAAGGCCCGCATCATTAAGCACCTGCCGGATGCCCAAGAAATCCGCACCCCGACGGGCATCCTGGACAAGCTGGTCGAACGCCGGGCCATGCTTCTCCTTAAGCGACCGGACAGCCTGCTCTGTCATCTGGTCGGCCGCCCGCTGCAGTTCGATGTTGCGCTCAACGAACCGCTGGTAGAGCTTCTCGGCCTGCGCCGGCAGCAGACGAGCCTCCACCGCAAGCTGCTTGAACCACTCCAAGTTCTCGCCGGTCGCCAGATGCTCAGGCGCGCCTTCCGGCGGGGTAAACTGAAACACCTCCGGCTTGTCCCCAGCCCCCAACTTGAGAAGCGCGTCCAACCCGGCCTGCCGGAGCGCGCTTAGCCTCGCGATGTCGTCCGCCGGGACCCCGACAAACTTGGCAAGCTCTCGATGGCTGTTGGCAAACTCTTCGAGGGTCTTGCCAGCGTATTTAGCAATTGAAGGGTCGTTTCGGAGGGGCTCGGGGAGCTTGTCGTACCACTCTGTTCCTGGGGCAGGACCTCGGCCTGCACCGGCTTCGGCTGGTTCTGGAGCCACCGCGCCAGCCTGTCCAAGCGCATTTGCGGGAGTCTCGGTAACACCGGAAACAGGGGCACTTGCGCCTCCTTCAGCTTCGCGCACAAGGCGCACAGTCCACATCGTCATCGGATAGCCTCCTTCTGGGGTTCAGCCTGCGGCATAGAGCCCTTGCGAATCCACTCCAGCAGCCGCATCACTACAACCCGCTGCCCCTCCAAGTGAAGAGTGTACAGCGGGTCCAACGATCCAGTAGTCGTCTGCACCGCCGTCGTCCGGGTCTCGTGCCCGTACATCTGGCGGAGCGCCGCAATCACCAGCCGCCCGTCGTCAGTCTGCGACAGCCGGTAAGCGGCCTCGTGCACCGCACGCGCGTCAACGTCGACAGGGGTCATCGCTGGCCTTTTCCAACCGCCGAAATCAGCTTCGCCATCGTGTTGCCGGCTTCCGACGCCATCGCCGTGCCGGCCATCATCTGCTGCTGCTCGGCCCGGGCCTGACGGATCGCCTCGATCTCCTGCCGCGACCGCATCAACCGCGCCGGCACGCCAGAAGCCGAATGCAACAACGCCACTGCCGCGTCAGCATTTACAACGTCGGCTGCCCGCGGATCAAGCTGGCTGATGAACGCCACACCCTCCAGCCAACGGATTGCCGCCATGGCCTCGGTCTGCATAGCCGAGGTGATCACCGGCGAGAGGTGCTGGATAACAAAAGCCTGCCCAGGTTCGGCTGGAGGGGCCGGCAAGCGCCCCTGGCGGGTCAACACCCCCATAACCCTCCAGATCAGTGGCTCCAGCAGGGAGTTTTGGAGGCGCAGCACCATCGGGCTAACCGCCCGGTTACGCTCGTCCTGGTTGACCATGATCTCGCCAACCGTGCGAGGCTGCTTGGAACCGGTCGGGTTCTGGTCCATGAACAGGTGGATGAAGAACGCCTCGCGGATACGCCGCTCCTTGTCAGCCAGCATATCTACGCCAACCTCGATTCGGCTGGCCCCGGGCGGCAGAAGAGGCTCCAGTGCGTTGTCGCCGTCCGTATAGGTGATGCCGGCCGGATAAAGGCGTAGCGGAGAAAGCAGCGCGCCATCCCGCACCATCCACGGCGGGTCCACAAGCTTTTCGGCCCCGCGGGTGATGAGCTCAGACAGACTGTTCGCCTGGGCCACCTCGCCAAGCGCCGTCATGGCCGGCGAACGGCCCCACACGCTGTCCTCAACGCTATACCAGGGCACCAAAAAGATCGGCTGCTCCAAGAAAACGCTGACCTCGGCGTAGGTATCGGTCTCAGGGTGCAGCCAAATGCCCACCCACTCCGCACCGGTGGCCAAATACTGCTCCGGCAC